CATGTTTGTAGCTTCGAGGGATTCAACAGTGTCGTCAATACTCCACTCTGTAATCTCGGAACCGATATCACCGGAACCGGGGGTTCCCGAAATACTACCTGCTTTACCCGAGATAGCTGTTGTAATTGAGGCCATAATTAGCTCTCCTTTATGTTCCTATTTCAAATTGAATCCCAATGAACCACTCATAGCCATCGGAATCTGTACTTTGCTGTGGGAAATCTTCCATAACCACAGCGTCCAAAACGCGCCCATTATCTAAAGCGAAATTACCCCGCCTTAGGAGCTTTTTCAAGTTCTTAGCTAAAATTCCTGCTCTACGTGGGGATCTATCCGGTTGAGCATTAGTTCCAGTAACGATCTTAAATTGTATTTCTATCACTTGATAAACTGCCTCATAGTCTCCCATAACATAGTTCTCTGAACCTGTAGTTACAAGGTTATAAGCTAGATATGGGTATCGCAATATTTGGGAATCAGAAAAGGAGGGTGCAGTATCGCTCCACCCATACCAAGCTAATTGTTGACGCAGATATACCGCCGAGGGATCTGTGGAATTCTTTAACAGATCATTTATACCTTTCATTAAATCTACAACCATTAGTTTAACCTCTTGTTGAGTCTCTTGGTTAAACGTTCTACTGAACGCATTCTTTGAGGTCTAAGATACGGCCTAGCTTGGACTTTACCAAACCCAAATTCGAGAGGTAAGGCGTATGGGACAGAGGAGTCTACCCCAAGCAAAAGCTCTAATCTTCCGCGAATAACTTTGAATCTAACACCACGATATAGCCTACCTGTAACTACCGCAGGGGGTTGCCCTGGGATGGAAGGGGATGATTTTGAGAAACTTTTACGTATCTCAGCTCTTCCTCTCACGCCCTCATCATGCATCTCTTCCACGATAATATCTTCAACCTCTTTAGTGAGGTTCTGTGGAGTCCATGTGATTTCTGTTTCTACTTGTATCATATCGGTGAGCTTATCTCCGGTATTGAATCCACAACGTTAGTCTGTAGACGGCCATCCAGTTCTAAATGATGTGTTGACTGTGTTTGCTGCATAGTCTGATCTCGCCTAACCTCATATTCACCAACTAATACACCGTTTGTGGTGCTAATGGATACTATATCTAAATCATCTATGTAGTTATCGGCATCCCTCTCGACATATATGCGTATGAACTGCTCGGAAGAATTCCTAGCCAAATACACACTTTCGGTGGATGATATGGATTCGATCCTACAACCAAATTCCCCTATAACGTTAGGAACATCAACAATACCCCCTGCTGAATCTTTAGAGGTATGTCGCTTTATAACTTTTATTGTTTTATCGAAATAGTCTTCAATCATGCTAGTATAGGATTCTTATAGTTAGATAGTTGAGAATAATAAGCAGGCAACACTTCTGTTAGATAATTTCCAGTCTTTGCTGTCCAAGAATAATTACCAATTCTTTCACTTTGTAAACCTTGATCACGTTTAGATTCCCTGTAAACATTGACTGCAATATCTGTAGCAGTTTCACATAAATCGGCAGGTATTTGCTCATAACCACCTTGGTATATCATTTTTAGAGGGTTTGAGCATCCACTGCTGTTCAAAGTATATTCACCCCTTGCTGTCTGTAAAGTTTTAGCCCGCACTGCTAGTAGAGGTGCATAGAGGAATATTTGATTTGTACTTTGCTTCATGGTCTGATATGTGCCTGCTATTAAAGCTAAAGCAGGGTATATGTCAACATCACTCTGTGCAAATGCACTCCATGAAGGTAGCGCGTCAATGGCGGATGCCAGATCTGCCATTGTATCAGATAGGGATATGTTAATACTTTCTGTATTGGATATACCATCCATTAGTACCACCTTATATTTTCCTACCCCGGATAGTCCCATATCCATAATTACATCAACAGAACCTAGGTTAGAGCCTTCATATGTGATAGTTATGGCCTGTGTTTTACCTGCCCCAGTGTAGTACATTTGAGATACAGGGTAATTTGATACTGAAGCAATATTAGTACCTTCGGTATTCACATCTTCAGAGTAAAAAGTGTAAGTAAAATTACGTCCACATATTAAAGGTATGCGCTCATTAACAGCATCGACAATAAGTGTCAGTGCATCATCTTTAGAGGAGTTAGTAATACCCAGTCGAGTTTTTACTTTATCTAATGTTGTTATTTCAGTCGCCATCGGCATTTCCTCCGCTTTTCAATTTGAAAGCTTGTCTTATTTTATCTGACGCTGGAATGCGGTCATCATTCCCATCATCTAATAAATCTTCAATAGCTATTTTAGCTCTAAAGAATCCATAGGTTAACAGACCACCTAAAGCGCAGAAAATCAAGATGTATATCGCCCATTTGAGCGGCCCAAGTATTTGATAAAGAAGATCAAGGAAGAAAGGCGCTGTCATAAAGACAAAACCACCTCCGACACAAAGTATAGTAGATCGGACATCCTTGAAAACGATAGCAACACCAATAGCACCAAAAATACACAAGGCACCGAATATATAAAACATAATCTTAACACCATTCGAAGCTTTAACCTCTTCTTTAATTTCGTGCTTAACTTCCGCAACAGCATCAGCTCCCACAGATACAGCACCATCTGTCACCTTACCGGCAGAACGGAATGTACCGCAACTAAATAAACATATCAAGGTGGCAACCCATGTCACAAATAAAACTTTCTCTAACGCTTTCATTTAATTCTCCTAAAATGGGGCTAGGTTTAGTAGCCCCTGTTGATCCGTACGGACGCTATACGGAAATTCAATAAAAATTCTTGCCAAAATCTCTTACAAAAGTGTAATATATTAACACGGTCAGCCTACCTAGATGTCTCATCACTCCATTGGGTAAGTATTTCCAATCTTTAGACTCCACCAGTGTCATACTTTCATGTAAAAAAGATAGATCAGCCACTCTCTTAGACACCTTATTCGAATAAGCTATATCGTGATTATATGCTGGCTTATTTAGGTCTATACCTAGCGGTCTTCTGGGCACCAGTTTATTGTACCACTTACCTTGGGGGCCAACATATTTCAAACTGTCACGATAGTACTTACCCATAACTAATAATTCAAATCCATATAGGTTTCAATACTAAGAGTTACCATGTCATGAAGTTCCTGCGTGTAAGCATTATCCGGAACGGTGAGCAAACCCAATTCATACTGAGCTGTTGCCCAATCTCCTGTGATTAAAAAACTTTTTGCATTAATAAGTTTAGTTTCTATGAAATGGGCATCAGCCAGAGTTAATGACCCCGAGTTAAACTGTTCAGCTAATTGGGCACGTATTATTTCGTATAGCTCGCGACCGTCTAGCTCTCTTTGCAAATACAGTTTTTTGGTTAATGTATTTATTCTGTCGGCATCGGTTACTTCAACCCAACCTGCGGGCTGACTTCCCTCTTCAATAAATTGTACCGCTGGAATTGCTTCGTTGTTTTCTTCATAGAATTTTTTTGCCATAATTAACCTACCCTATTATACACGCGCCATCTATTTGATGTATGATCATAATAGAAAACCGCTGTTTCATTCTCTTTTAATGACTTGTCGGGGCCGTTATCCCTTAACAAAAGCCTGTTAGCTGCTGTACTGCTTGAATCGTTGTTTTTGAACTTTAACTCACTCGATCCCGAAATATTTGTGATTGCAAAAACCCTATTAACGCCAGCGGCAGGCGCAACAAATCCTGTGATAATTCGTTGCCCGTTAATGTTTTGGCGTATTAAATTACAGGAACCAAATCCGGGCGGATTATAGTTATCTTGATCGCTGACCAGTTGTGCGGGTGTGATGATATTACTAGACCCGTCAAGGGTGCAGGTTTGTAACGGGTCTAGTCCTGTAATATTGACCGTTGTTTTATTACCGCCTTCGTCGATCACTGAGTCAACCCCAACCCCTTCAAAATTGAGGGTATTAGTTACGGTGCCGACGGTGGAATCGTCTTTCTGTATTACAATATTTGAACCTGTACCTGTGTCGCCTTTTTCTCCTTTTTCTCCGGACAGTTTGGTCACCGTAAAGCTAGACTCATCACCTATTAGTGTTCCAGTTATAGCGACGGTAAGTTGTGATTCGATTTGTATTTCAACCTCGACGTAATCCCCCGCCGATAGCTTTAACGGCGGCGGGTTTATGACACAATTCCAATAATCTGTCGAACTGCCCGAATTTCTGATATACGAGCTACCCATAGGGTATTCCGTCAACGTTGAACCATTTTTGCTAATGTACGCCACGGTTTGAAATCTCTGAGCTGTAGAATAAACCCGTATACTACCGCTTATAAGGTAGGTGCCATCGGTGTCAACCTCCACACGGGAAGCATTGACACTGGTATTATGTGTAAAACCTACGTCTTTTTCGACTTCAGTATCCCAGCTAACCGCAAGTGGCGCATTTTGGTTTATTGTTGAGGTCGTATCCGTGGATCGTAAGCTTATGATCGGCTGATACCCTGGGGTGCCACTGCTGGCTATCTCATCCCATGCCAAATTCTTTCGAGCGTACTGTTTACCGTCGTTAGGGGCTTCGGGAAATGAGACTTTAGCGTTATTAGTAGTTATATCGCTAGCTTGGGTACCTGTTATTGTTGTGGTATCACCTTCCAGTACCGTACCCGGGGCTGTGCCAAATTCCTTATTGAAAGCACTGTTTTTTGTAAAAGCATTTTCTTTGCCTGCTATGTTGGCAGTGTTAGTATTTACCTGTCCGGTAAGTGCGGAATCGTTTAATGTCTTAGGACTTACAGCTTTACTGTCTACGGTGCCCGCATCAACCTCAGACAGGGTTGCCACCGCTAACGACTGTGAATAAGAAGCACTCTGAGACTTGTCCAGGTCAACCCCGTCTACACTTAGTAGAATATCGTCCGAATCTATATATGCTTGGATTTCTTCGTCCCCTTGGATCTCATTCAGCTTAGCGTAATCGGTCAAGGTTACTTGACCCGACGCAGGTATCTGATTATTAGGAACCGCAACACTGTAGAGTGTCAAATTCCCTGCTGTTTGATTTTTGGCTATTACTGTGCTCATTATGTTAGGCTCTCCATCTTAAAGTTACTACTCCAATTACTTGACTCGTGCCATTGCCCCCAGCTTGATTCCTAACACCTAAAATCTGATTCGCATTGAAGTCATCATTTAGTGTAGTATCCTTACCGGCATTCGCACTACTGGCTACTGTGGATATTTGGGTTCCCCCCGTAGTAACTTCAAAAGTCGCTGCGTCGGTATCCCCACGTGTGTAAGTTAAACTCACTACGGTACCATTAAACTCTGCGTATCGGCCCCTAGTATTAGTATATGGTCTACGGTCTATACCTCGGTAATACGCACCGGGCCCAGTGGTCTGAGCCCCGAAATTAATTTCAACTTTTTCAACTGACAACCATTTAGATCTAGACCCGTCGTAAAACATATTCATACTTAAGACAGTATTATAGTAAATATCCCCGTCAGCAGGGGTCGGGGTTGTGGGGTTTGTAGCTGAGGCTCCGTAATTTCTCAGTCCGACGTCTTGTATTGTCTTACCTGTAGTACCGTCAAACGTGACAATACCTTTATCAATAGAACTAGCGGGGCCGTTTACATCACCACCGGAAGCACCATCGGACGCCGAAGTTACTCGACCTTTCGCGTCAACCGTTATATTTGCATTAGAGTAAGAACCGGCAGTAACCGAAGTCGATGCTAATTGAGGGTTAGGGTAAGTTCCTGTTAGATCCCCTCCTGCCGATCCGGTAGGTATACGTGGATCACTTAATCGGGAGTCATTACCTTCACATACCTCACCTGCACCTGTCCCGAAGTCCTTATTGAAAGCAGTATTTTCACTGAAATCATCTTTCTTACCGTCCAAGGCGGTCTGTGCACTTAAAGGGGAAGCTGAAGTTCCGTCACCTGTGAGACTAGAGTCTGAAGACACAGATTGACTATCCGCTAAAACTCCAGATAGACCTGTAACGTCAATCTCATCTGAACCACCATTTTCATGAGTGCTGGCATGTGCGGTAGGTGTTCGTGAATCATTTAGCCTCGGGTCATCGCCCTCACATACCGTACCTGCTGTCGTACCAAAGTCTTTATTGAAAGCTGTGTTTTCTGTGAAATCGTCTTTTTTACCGTCTAAGGCCGTTTGTGTTGCTGTTGAAATAGGTTTATTAATATCACTAGTATTGTCAACATTATTTAAGCCAACATCGGTTTTATCAAGTGTAACTACGCCCTGTTTGCCTGCTACTGATGTAACTAGGTCGGGATTGCCAGCAACTCTTTGCCAAATTGTCAAAGTTCCGTTGTAAATAACCAAGTCACCTATTAAAAAACTAATAGCCCCAGATCCAAAATTTTGACTACCCGCTACCGACACACGATAGTAATCACCATTTGATCCGGTACCGTCTGTAATAGTAGGGGTGTTTGTGTTTGCATTGTACGCGCCTTTATATTCACTGCCTGTTTTAACCGAGTCGGGTAAATTTGCCAAGGGGACAAGGCCGCTACTGTCTAAACCTGCATAACCATTATTAATGCCCTTATTTGCAACATCTTCTTTAAGATTTAATGCTGTTTGTGCACTCAAAGGGTCGGCAGCAGTACCGTCTCCAGTTAAGCTACTATCTGTAGATACAGACTGGCTGTCCGCCAGAACCCCAGATAGATCATTAACATTTATTTCATCAGAGCCTCCACTCTCGTGAGTGCTGGCATGTGCGGGAACCGTCCCAGAAGGTACAACACTAAGGGGGCTGCCCGAAGTTCCATCTCCGGTTAAAGTTGCGTCGGTTGAGACGTTTGACAGTTTATCATTTTGTAAATTATCTAAAGCGTCACTAGTGGTGGCTCCGGGTATTGATGAGTTATTGTCCACTAGGTCGGTATCATAATCTCCCGACTGAGCCGTTACCGCCCCAGTCCGGCCAAATACACTATCCACAGGGGCAGACGCTGAAACAACACTTAATGGAGCCCCAGATGTGCCGTCACCCGTTAGTGTGGCATCGGTCGATACGGTTGATAGTTTATTACTCTGGAGATCGTCTAGAGCATCAGTATTAGTCGCACCTGTAACGGTTGATTGGTTAGTTACCTGGCTAGTCCCATAATCCCCCGATTGTGCTACAACTACTCCTGTCCGCCCGAATACACTATCTACAGGTGCAGGAGCGCTAACAACGCTTAGGGGGCTTGAGGACGTACCATCTCCAGTGATAGTGGCATCTGTAGATACCGAGTCCAATTTATCACTATCTAAATTGTCTAAAGCATCGGACACACTAGCACCACTTACTGTAGAGGTGTTGTCGATCTGATTATCATCATAGTCCCCGGACTCAGCTACAATAGCGCCAGTACGCCCAAACACACTGTCAACAGGGGCTGGTGCAGATACCACACTTAGAGGACTAGCTGTAGTACCATCGCCGGTTATTGAAGCATCTGTAGCAACTGTTTGTAATTTAGCATTTAGTGCATTCTGCAAATCTATCTGGTTTGATAGGGTTCCACCAATATCACCCCAATCTATAGAACTAGAAGAAGTCAATATTTGAATCCAATTAGCCGCACCTGTGGCGGAGTATTGACACATGTATACTTCTGCGTTCACAGGGTCAATGAGGTTATAATATAGCCATATAGAGCCTAATTGATATCCCTGGGTATCATCATCTGTGGGTAAAGGTTGGCGGTCGGGCGTTTCAGAAGTCTTGTGCTTTATATTTGTGTAAATAGGTAATGTTCCATTGGGGTTGAAGCCCATATTCACTGCTGACATTGTCCATGACGCTAGTACATTAGGATAAGCAGTGTCAGTATTGTCAATAACTTCTACATTGACGCAGTCTTCAACAACATCCTCTAAGTATTCCTGCATCTCTACGGTGGCGGTATTGGCTGTAAAACTAGCTATAGAGTTATTGACCCCACTCAAACTTGTAACGGAAGACACCACTAATACGGGATCATCGGGTGCTGTCTTTTTTGAAATTGATAGAAGTAGGTTGGCTGCACCTATAGTTGTGAGGTCGAATTCTACGCCATTTTGTAGAACGGCTACCTCGAAAGTAGTATCCCCCTGGGTAAAAAATCCGGAAGGATCTCCAATAGGTATGAGAGTGTCGGGATTTATTGCTGTCCGTTTAGTGTCGAGTAAGTCTACAGTTGTTGATACGGTAATAGCCATAGTAATGCATCCTAAAATTAAAAGAGATGGGCTCCCGAAGGAGCCCTAATATGAGCAAATATTAAGTTGCTAGAGAGACAAACGGAGAAACAGTGTTTGAACCGTTCTGTGGAGTTTGTACACTTGTCCACATAGGAATACCGTTTGCACGTTTGATAAAACGAAGAGCAACCTCATCGTTTACGAATCTAACATCCTCAGAACGAGCCACGCTGATTCCACCTTTCTCAATCACACGGTATTGGGATAGATCCCATAGGTTGATATCACCGAGTGTACCAGTAGTTTTACAGTGCTCTAATTCGATGATCGGACGACCGAATAATGAACCGTAAGGGGAAGTGCTAAATCCGCCCGGAGGTGTATAAACAGGTTGATCACCGATTTGGAATGATTGTAAGCTTGGAACTACATCTGGATTTACAAACCATACCGCATTTGCTTTTGAGCGAGTGTATAGGCGTGAGTACATTGCTGTAACATCTTCAACATTAACTTGAGAAGCTGTGTTACGGGCAACAGCCACATTAGATGTGTGACCCAGTATACCTGTCATTGCTGTACCGCCAGCACCTTCGAAAATGCCATTATCGATTTTCCAACCAAACTCATTGGCGAAGATATCAATGATTTCCTCTTCTAGGTTAGCTGTATCTTGGATAATCTCACCTGTTAGGTAGTTCAATCCTGCAAGTTTTAACAGGGCCAGCTCAATCTGCTCGAAAGTTACCTTAGAGTCGGTAATCGCGTCTGCCTCTTCAGTGTAGTAAACTGTTGATGGGTGGTTACCGTCTGTACGGTCATAATTGATAACATTATTCCACTTCATAGAGTTGTAATTAACACCAATTGTGCGAGAGTTAGCACGACCTGCAAGAAGAGATGTCTCCATCATACGATTATTAAGAACAGTATCAAACTCAGTATCAACTAAGTATCCACCATCAGCAGGGACAAGCTCACCTTGACCTGTAGGATCTTTTGTTTCGAAATTCATACCAAGCGCTTTTGCGATAGCCTGGAATTGTTGACCAAAACTGTCGAAACCACTTTTGCCTTTTTTGGCTTCCAAGTCATCTGACTGCTTGTTAAGGGCGTCAAGTTTGGTTTGAAAGTCTTTAGCTTCTGGGTCTAGGCCAAGTTCTTTGTAAATCTCATTACGTGCTGATTTTTCAGCCTCTTGGGCCATAGATTTAAGCTGATTATCCTCAAACTTCTTTAACTCAGCCTCTTCACGATTATGCTTTTCAAGGTCAAATACCTCTAAAAGACCTGCATTAACGTGTTTAAGAGCTGCTTCCTCATCGTTGATCTCAACTACCGAACCTACTGGCAAAGAGCCAATACCGTCTAGCCCTTTAAGAGCGAATTTATCGATTTTTGTTTTAACGTACATTGTATCACCTTTTAGGTTTAAGTTCATTTTTTATTGCCCTTAAATCGGTGATACTTGTCGCGTGAGCAACGAAGCTTTCCGCAATGGGGCGGTAGACTAGAAAATCTTACCGTTATGCTTTCGAGATAGCCATGCGACTTCCTCTTGAACCTTTCTTAGCATATCCTCGGCGGAATTCTTTCGTTCCCCAAGCATAACTAATCTAACGGTCGGCTTTTTCTCGCCACTATCATTATCATTATGCTTTTCTTCAGCGTTTTCAAGAGTTTCCGGCGGAATTTCTTCGCCATCTTCCTCTTCTTCAGTTAAATTTTTCTCATTGATAAGGTGGAGACTATCGTAAAGATCCTCTAAACACTCATCCTCTGTCTCAAACACTTTCACCTCAAAACCCATAGCTTCTAGGGATTCTGCACGAATGGCTAGGCTCTTAGAGCTTACAGCTTGTACCAAGGCTTCCGGATTGGCTGGAACAGGCACGATAGAGTCCTCTAAAAGGATGGATTTAACGATGATAGAGCTTATATTACGTGCTGTTTTAGCAAAACCATCCCAGCGTTTATCTAACTTATCGACTACTTCACCAAAATCGCGATCGCCTTGGAATACCTTCGCTGTCGGGATAAATCCGATCGAATTCGTTCTAAGAGAACCGAATTGTACCGCTTTCCAAACCTCATCGGCGAATGTTGTCCCCCCGAATACTGTTTTCGATAGTAAACCATTTTTGACTGCTTTAATGCTCGGAACTTTACCGACAGGGAGCTCGTTCCAACTGTGATTGAACAATTTAACTGGAGCTTGTCTGAATTGGTCGAGATTTACACCTTGAGGCACAATAACCTCATTGTCACGATCAATTCCGCGAGTTGAACTCATACCCACAACGGTTTGTTCTTCATCTGAAGCGATCTTAAAATCACTCGCGGTAGGTACAGCAGAGCGTTTAACGATTAAGCTATCTACTTCAGCATCCTTGGTTGCCTGCTCAATTTCCTCATGGATGGCGGGGTTATGAGCCTCAATATTTTTAAGATAAGACTCGGATAGTTTTATTTTAGTCCTCATTGAGACTCTCCTCTTCTTCAGTTTCTGTGTTTGGTTCGTTAGGGTCATTGTTCTCTCCGGCCTCGGAAATCGCTGTCCCTCCTTGTAAAACGAAAGTATCATCGGGGTTTATTTCACCATAACCTTCACGTTCACGCCCTTCCTCAATGGATATAATACCAGTAGACACTAATCTAGTTGTCTTATCGAGCTCAAATGTCTCATCTTCGGGCACATTCTCGTCAAAAGAGACAAAGAGGGCGTTTTCCCCATATAATGGGATTATTTTGGCGTTGATCACCTGTGCAATGTAATTTAATAGTACTTTGATGGTGTTTTTTTCGAAATCGTAATGTCCGGCATCTGCATTAGCCCTATTAACGTTATCAACCTCAATTATTGACTTAGGTACGCCAAATGAATTCAAAATCATGTCACGAGTGAGGTTCTGACCGCCGATGTAGACCATATCTTTAGGTGCAAGCCCTACCTGGGTAATATCAGCTTCACCATTGTGTACAAAAGAGTTACCTGCTTTAGACACACCCTGTAAAATGCGGTCAAAAGCTCTCTTGAATTTCTCAACTTTCTCTTTACTTGTGTTGGAGTCTTTGAATGTGATAACGTGGCTGGGTGCTGCACTGTTCTGATTAAGCGATAGGTTATAATTCTGCATCTCGTCATTAAGCTTCTTTGCTCTGAACATGGGCTGTAAATCACCCATACCAACGTATTCGTTGGCCAAGTTAGGGCGTCTGAAATGGACTATCTCATCCTCATTAAATGATACTCGCTCGTCCACTGGGCCATCCCCGAAGAGGTAAGTTCTAACCCAACGATTGCCTTTGCCGGGTATAACCTCAACGTATTGGGATGGTAGAAGGTAGATAGCGTCCGGAATTCCCGATCTGCTTTTAGGAACATACCAATAAGCATCACCGGTTAGTTTCAGAAATTGTGCTGTGGTAGACATTAACTCTAACATTACACGGAATCCGCTTGGATTATTGATTAACGTTAGAAACGGATGGTCTACTATCTCTACGGCTATATCGTCAGCCAATATCATCGAGTTAGAGGTCTGTTTAATAACTCTTTTACCGAGATTCTTATGTTCTAACTTGCCGAGGCGTCTAAACATCGCTTCTTCACGAGGCATTCTACCTTCGGGCAAACGTGCATACAAACGTAAAGGCACCTCACCCACACGATCACCGATCTTACTTAGACACACATGTACCCATGAATTAGCGTTAGCTACAAGATCTTTATTGTCAATTTTCTTTTTGGTAGGCTGTAATATACCATTATTTCGGGGATTTTGGCGGGTTGTCTCTAGGCCACGGGTTAATTTGGATAGATTTTTGAATGATTCGAAACCATTAACAACAAATTCCTCTAATATTTTCATTTATTAACTCCAAAGACTTTCATCATTAATTATCTCGGCTACCGTCCGTTCTCGATGTCTATTACCTAAAGGACGCTTCTTTTTTTCATCTTGTGGGTCACTAAATACCAATTCAGACCCTTTATTCAACTCCATACAGACATAAACCAAAGCATCCATCCGGTTGGGTGACCTTTTAGAGGTATCGGGGTCGAATTCCACCATTTCATCCTCTAATTCACGGAAAACTCCTACATGATGAATCCATCCCATAGCATACATTTCCGCAACAGGTTCAGCTCTAGCGAACTTACCTTGTTTAGCATGTACCATGTTAACAGGTATTGTCCTATCATAATTGTGAATAGTCAAAACTACAAGCTCTCCGCCTTGATTTGTTTCCGCCACAACGTAGTTAGCGTTCCATCGGCGGAATATCCTCGCTAACTCTTTGGGCCATATACCTGGGCCCGCATTGGGAACGGTACAATCTTCTAAAATATATATATCATCTTCACCGATTATCTTACCGCCGACCACGATACCACAATCGTCCGACCGCCCCGGTTTACTCGTAACGTTCGGGTCAACCGCGATGATAATGCGGTCGAGCACCCTGTGGTCAAAATCTTTCGGATCAACTCTGTATTTGTTAATATCTTTGTCATTAAATACCTTACCAAACGCCTCATCACCGAACTCACCGAACCAAAACTTCTTCTGCTTCCGTTTTGACATCTTCTTTAATACTTTTTCGATGTAATTCGGGTCTATGTTTTCTTCGTTATCCTTCGGGTTAACTTGCATAGCAAATAGATCTTCTGGATCTAATTTAGTACCATCTTCGGGGTTTTCATACTTGAAAAACATCTTATAGAGCCAATGACTCTTCGTTGGAGGGTTACAGTCGAAGAAAAACCGCTTTTTAAGTACGTTAAGTTGTGCTAAACGTGAACTGGCATACTCCACTGGGTCAAAAGCTATATCGTTTGCCTCATTAAAGTAGAGCGATGAATATTCGTCACCTAGTACTTTCTCGAACTGGCGATCTTTGGTATCCATACCCAACATCTTAATCTCTGATTCCCCGCCATCGGGAAGGTAAATAACGTAGGTATCGATCTTAGCCTTGTGAATCCAATGCACTGTCTCGATTAAACCCATCGCCTTGAACACATCCTTAAGTGTATCCCCTAACTTTGTTCTCGCATCTTGTAGGTTCCTCCGGCAAAGCCCGTGCCTACTCTCACATCTTAAAGCTCTTTTAACTATCGCTTGGACTACCCAAAACGTTTTACCGGAACGGGAACCTCCATAAAGTAAAATGTTCATCGCATCGGTCGCTGCAATGGCTGATGTTAATTCTCTCTGCTTAGCTGTTAACTTAAACGGTGCCATCTACCTTTTCACCCTTACCGATGGTTGCATTGTTTGCTCCTTTACTAAAAAGCGCCAACGGGGAGATACACCGCTGACGCTAGCTCCAACCAAAGATTCCACTCTTAATCTTCGACTTTAAAACTCGGCTCTTCTTGCTTTGGCGGTTCTTGGGAATACTTAATCCCTTTTAGCCAATCCTTAAACCACCCCTTCGGTTTAATGCCTTGGACGGTCATTGCGATCTCTACGTTGTTAAACGCTTCTGTGTTCTCTGTCTGAAACTGGCGGAGGGCTGGAACTACATCCCCTTTATACACGCTGATAACCGCTTTCTGGACTGGTTTACGTAATTTGGTTTGATCTAACCCGTAACGTGATTGTACGTATATCTGATATTCTTTACCTGGGTTGGAATCTAAAAACTTATCGATTGTGTTCTCGATTGGGTTATCTCCTGTGCGCTTATCCTCACGATATGCATCCCCGATGAAAAACACTACTTGTGCTTTCTTCTTTGCGGGGGCTTTTTTGGTTTCTTTGGCTTCGCTCATTTGGCGTCTCCTTCTTCTTTGGTTTTTGTTTGTGGTTTCGATACCTTACGCTGTATCGCTTTTTTGAAACTCGGTGGGGCTATCCGGCTACACGGTGTGAAAAGGCGATTGCGTAAAACGTACCCTTCCGGATTGTTCTTTGCGAACTCTAACGTCTTCTGCTTTACCTCTTCGCAGGATGTGCCCTCTTTTAGGCACGTTACTTCGGTGTCTTTGCCGAACTTCTTGCGGGCATCGTGTGTCTGGATCTCCTTATCGTTGATTGCAACGCCCTGTTTTGTTTTACCCGTTCTAATGTGGGTGATTAAAACTTTTACTGCTTCTTTCTTGGATGGCATTATAACCCCTCCTCTTCTTCGGTTATATTGATTATAAGCTTATCGCCCTTAACGTTGACTGTCTCTTCCTTACGCCACTTATCCCCACCTCTGCGGTCTAACACGAACTTCATCGCTGACATATCACCGTCTAACGCTACTTTCTGCATGCGGTATCCGGTATCGTCTATGGCGTTTTCTTCCTCCGCTGTTAGAAACTCTTTTAGTAAAACTCTGTCTATGCCCTTTTCCTCTGTCTCCTTGTCGAAACGTTTGATTGCTCTGTTTACGGCGTCTCGGGTTACCGGTGGTATGCGCTTGGCCTCTTCTTCGCTGCCGGAGTCTTGGGCGTGTTTGGCTTGGCGGATCTTTGTGATGATCCGTGCTACCTCGATTAAATAACCGTAGCTATGGGGAATGGCGTTTAATATCTCTTCGTATTGTAACCGGTGGTGCTGTGTGTTACGTGCCATGCGATCTTCTCCCGCTCTTTGGTTTCTTTTTGACTGATGCCTGGCGCATGGTGTTGCACCGGCGGTTATATGTCGCTTTAATGTGTGTGCGGTTTTTGCGTTTGTCAACCGCTTGGGGTCGGTGATGGCACATAGCATACGCTAAAATGCTATTTTTGTTTGCGGTGGGAAGTACCCCTAGGGCGCTATTTATCCGCCGTACTTTGCGGCCCCCTCCCGCCTTATTTATAGCGGGCTTTGTACGCCTCGGGCGATCCCCGCGGGGTGGTGGCGCGGGGCGGTCAACGCGCGCGGGCGTCGTGTGCGCGTGAGAAGCGCGGTTTTTATATGATATACGCTAACACATTGACAGCGTGTAAATAACGTATTAAACGTATAGTACACGCTGTCAGCGCTGACATCGTTGTTAATGCATTGCTACGACAATGTCTTTTTTAGAGTTGCTAGCGCATAGAGCACAAATAGTACAATCCATAGGACAAATATTCACCACAGCATCGCCCAGTAAACCGCTAACGTTACTAGTCTGCAATTGCCTTATCTGTCTCGGAGTCATCGCCGTAAACGATCGCTTGACGCCTTCAGATTTGAAATTAGAGCCATTGACAATCAAGTGCTTACAAGCGCTAAAATCCAAGTCACGTCTTGCAGTATAGACATAAACTCTAATTTGATTTTTTAAAAGCCTAGCTATTTCTTCAGCCTTTGTGACACAATCCTGACTCCAAAAGTCACCACTTTCATTAAGCCTTAAGGCTCTAGTTTTGGTACGTCTACGGGCAAATTTTAATAGCAAGTCTGATACAATATCTGTTGCACTAGTTGACAGCCAATAGGCTTGTTGACGGTCTCTATAAGGCTCCACGTTAGGATAATGTTTTTCTGCCTTTTTAGCATAGCATATTTTACTTACATTACATAGTCCTAAGGCATCACTTGGACAGCTATTGGCCGAACCCATATTCAAGATTGCGGTTGATTTAGGTAGTTTTTTATTGCCGAAAGATACCAGTTTTTTAAGTTCGTTTTTGCTCATTATACTTCACTCCAATTATAGTTTTTTACATCTACTTCGATCGTCTCTATTTCTTCAACCTTGAACAGCTCTTTACAGTTCAACGTCACGGTGTCCCACGATACGCAAGTGGCTTCTAATGTATCATGATATACAGCGCCGTATATCATACAAAATTTACTCAAAAAATTACATATTTTTATCTCATAAAAATCGCCCGTGGGACGGTGTGTTATCCTATAGCTCTTTCCAATTTCAAATCTCATTTTTTATACCTCATTTCTGAATTCATCGGTGAAGTGATCGATCATCATATTACCTAACGTGTCAGCTTGTTCAAAGGCCTCAGAATCACCATAAAAGCACGAGCTGTCAAGGTCAACGGTACATTCACCGCAAGTATTACAAAAGTCATATTCTAGTTTGTCGTCACAATATGGGCAATTCATTTCTTCACCCATTTAACCTTATTAAATTTCTCAATCCACAAATTGACTGGGTGTGCCACAGGTAGATGTGGCGCTGTTTTTCGTTTCAATAGTTTTTCCATGATTGCTTACCTTTGTTTTGTTTTCGCTTTCAATACTACAAACATACACTATGCACTATTTTTGTCAAGTAGTTTTTTTTTCTAGCCTCAAAAAATACCCCAAATTGACTTAGAACGCAATCGTACTATGCACTAGTGTGATTAATCACAAACGTGCTAAAAGCTGTCAGAGGCCCCTTAAAACGCAAAATAACGGCATGTCGTAAAAAGCGACAGGTAGTGCAGCCACGGAACTTTTCCGACATACCGCGGGCAAGCGCCGAAATGCCGACATTGGTTTGTTGCATGCAATTTTTACTTTGTTGCATGCAAATAAAAGTTTCGTTTTTCGATTTGCTTTTTGTGATTTGTTGTGTCAGATTATGGCATAGACCGCGGACATCTGCCGAAGCGGTATTTTGACGCTCGGCAATTGTCCGCGTCAAGCTGAAAATTGAATATTTTTGTCAAGTCAAAAAATCGCATATTTGTATGTTTTTTGTTGCATGCAATAATGTCAACTTTTGTCGCATGTCGTAATTCTCGACATATGTCGCAAAACGCTACATGTAGCGAAAAACGACATGTCGGAAAACGCGACATGTCGCAAAAAGCGACATATGTGATCTGGGGG